TCGTAAACTAGTTTGTTACGATAACGTGCCATTACATCACGGAGATATTGTTCCGCTTTTACTTTAGGTAGATTGCCTACATCAATATAAAAAATTCTACGTTCTGGAGCACGGGACAATCTGTAGATAACAAGAGAGTCTTCAATCATACGGAGTTGATTGAGAGACTTAATTGCTTTGTGCATAAAACTCAATGGAGTTTTTTTATTTAAATCAGTTAGTCCTGATGTACAAGCAGCAATAGCATCAGAAGCAATTTTAATCCCCATCGATGAAGCATAATCAAAGGAAGCGTTAACGCTCATAGCAGTAGTAAATCCTTTGGGATTATAAATGTAGTAATCTACATGGTCACCCCAATCAAACTCAGCAGCAGTACCTTTTGCCAGTTGAGAAGTTGATTCTGGTGATTTAATTTTTTGTCTTACCTTACGTACCTTGAGAGGATCCATATAACGGAGCTCAAGAATACCTTTCTTAGGATTATCTAAATCGATAACCTTGTGGTAATATGTACGACCATCGATGTACCAAGTCCTGATAATTTGGTGAGCACGTTTGTCGAAATTTAAAAGTTTTTTGACGTGGTTAAATTCGTCTCTAATTTTTTTCTTGACGCCAGTACTAACGTCTAGGTTAGAAAGTTCAATCTCTACAGGAGAATCATCAGCGTCACTAACTACAAACTCATTAACAATTTCATCAACAGCACTATCACACTCTGGGTGAAGTGACATGTCACGATATCTTTTGATAAGTTCATACTCATTTTTGCCAGTAGCACCACCATCCACATCTACATATGTACCAAAATGCCCCCCAGCGGTAACCGCCAGGGAGTCGTTTTGGTTGGGAGGGATAGGTGATTGTCCCTTATCCTTCCCACCTTTGTTAATAATAAAACCGAATAGTTGACTCATCTCAATAGATCTATGTTCCTATAGAACTATTTATTAGATCAAAGAACGATCTCTTTTGTTGCTCCAGCGATAGAGGTAGCAGCGCCAGCTTCTAGGTTAGTGAAGTTTTCAGGCTTCTTAACAACCCAGTAGGAATACTGGAACTCAACTGTGAACTCTTCAATCTGATCGTTGCTGTCGTAACCAAGATCAATCTGAGAAAGATTGGTTGGGAAAGCATGCATGAGAGTGTACTCTCTCAATACTTGACCGCCTTCCTTATCATGCTTCTCAAGTTGCTTGACTTTAACATCACACATGTAACCATCTTTTTGGTTAGGAATGAAGTTAGGAGCGAAGTTACCTTCGTGAGTGTTCATGGATTCTAACCATGCTTCAAAGTATGTACGAATCTTCATGTCCTTATCATTGAAGAAGGTAGCAGTCCAAGTATCGAAGGTACGATCACCAGCGATTTTAACTGTTCTTCCTCTAAAAGGAACTTCGATTACACCTAGGTTTGAAGCAGGTAGAGCAGCAGACTTACAAAGAACATTGATTAGATCTTTGTCTGATAGTCCACCACTTCCAGCAGAATCGCCAGAACCTGAAGCACTAGGTACACCACCGACTAGACCTTGAGCAGGCCATTGAATGTCGATGGAGAACATATTGGGCTTGACTCCCTGCCCAATGTTCTGAATAAAATTGTTAATACGTGTTGCCATTGTTTTTTCCTCTTATATGTTTGTGAATTACTTATCAAGCACCAATAACTTCACTGAAGGAAACACCAGATTTCGTTGCCGTTAAGGTAATCGAAACATAGTTGATAGAACGTGTTGGCTTGACATAAATCTCAGCAACAAATTCGTTACGATCAACCACTGATGAGGTGTTATTAGATTCATCACAAACTACGAGGAAGTCGGTAACTCCTCTTCCAGACTGAATCTCCGCCATGAATGAATTCAAGGCAGAAGCAAAAGCAACTCTGGTTGTAGAATCATTCTGCTCGAACAATACTCCTTTAGCAAGAGTTTCTGCCTGTCTTTGAATAGCAAGGAACAGACGGCGAACGTTGATTCTATCGAAAGCAGAAGGTGAAGCAAGAGCAGTCTTGTCACCGAAGAGAATTACACCAGCGCCAGTCATAGAAACAACAGGATTGATTCTTGACTGATACAGTTCGTCTCTATCTGCTTGGTTGGGGCTGTAAGCAATCTTAACAGCATTTCTTAAACCACCACGGTTGGTTCCAGCAGGTGAATACCAATCAGCGAGGAGGGTTGATGTGTTTACACAAAGACCAGCAATATCTCCATTACATGGGATCCAACGATAGACATCATTGAAACGATCATACATGTACTTAATACCGCTGTCGAATACAGCGTATGATGTAGATGCTAGGTTGTTGAAGAAGTTAAGTGTATTGGTTTTTTGGGAGTTCTTAGAAAGAGCACCAGAAGAACCTACTTGATTTCCCCTGTAAGGTGAAACGAAAGCAATACAATCTTTTCTGTTTTGGGCAACTGACATTACAGAACCTGCCTTAAGCAGAGTGTCTGTTTCATTTGACATTGAACCACCCATGAGAACGAAGTCAATTACTGCTTCTTCGTCTTCACTGAAAGTTTCGTAAGCAGCATCAATTTCACCAGGAGTGTAATCGAAGTCGTCAACACCATTGGTGAAGTCATAAGCACCACCACCTACTAATTGGAACTCGTCTCCACTTGACATAGCGGTGGACGCTTGTGCCCATGCTTCGCCAGTGCCAGAACCTGTTAGGGTTGCTCCAGTAAAGACATACTCAGAACCACTGTTAACAGCAGACTTATAGAAAGATGAAGTACCTTCAGAACTTCTACCGTCTGATAACTTAGAAAGATAAGTTAAACGCTCGATGACAGTTCCAGCAGTTCCACTAATGTCGCCAGTAGCGTCAACAACAGCAATGTGAACTTCATCAAACTTGAGACCTCTAGCTTCAGCATAAGCGGAAGTTCCAGGGCGAGGACCAATCTGGGAAAGTTTAACTCCAGATACGGTTGTTGTAGCGTACCAATCTACAGCAGATGTAATTGCTACATCTGTGACGCCATCTTCAAGTTCGTCAGCACTGCTGATTCTCTTGGTAGCATCAGTAAGAGCAACTGTCAATACAGTGTTAGCAGAAGCAATGCTACGTACAACAGCGGTAGAAGTTCCACCACCATTAAGGTTGAACGTAACTGTGTCGCCAGCAGAAGGAACTGTAGCAGGAGCGTTTGCTAGGGTGATTACCTGATCAGGACCACGGTCCACGATAATAACCTTGAGTGCATTTCCCCATGCTCCAGGTGTTCTGGCAATAAAGTCTTCTCCACTACCTAGACCACCATCCCAATCCGCCTCATTTTTTACGTTGAGGGAAGCATTAGATCCAGTGTTAGCAGTATTGGTGCCAGTCTCGGCACGAACAACCGCGAGTCTACCACCGTAGTTTAGAAATTCGGAAGCAACGAAATAATCTTCAGCATTTGATGCCTTAGGTGTTCCGAAAATATCCAATAATTGTTTTTGTGAGCTGATAGTTACAATCTCTCCAACGGGTCCTCTAGCAAAAGTCGAAGCAAAACCAGCAGTTGATGCACTGGTGTTTGTTACGACAGCTGTAGTAAGATCGCGTTCTTTGATAATAATACCAGGCGAGATAAGACTTGCCATATTATTCTCCTTTTTAGGTATCCAGAATTAATCTAAAAATATTTATGATTTTGCCTATCTCCACTGGGGAAACAAAACGTGAACACTACCAATCTGGATAGTCCCAGAATGAAGTAGGATCCTTAATTTTTCTAGACTCCATCACTCTTTTGATAGTACAGTCTTTACATTCATATGAATATGCTGACGCTACAGTTGCTCTGTCTTTCCTGGTCAAATAAAAATCATCCATTAAACTTTTAGATTTTCCACAGACACGACAAGTTCTTTCCTTGAAGATTAAATGGTCTAGAGAAAACTGATCGCTTAAATCCATCATCTATAGTCCCACATATATCCTACTTCTTCTTGAGTATCACCATACCACACAGCACCATCAGTAACGAATCCTTCATCTCCTTCTAATCCTGTAGTAATGAATCCAAATGGTGACATGTCCTGTTCAATCTGATTCTTTTGCTCATCGTAGATACGTTGACGAATATCATTGTCCGTCATTTCTTTAAAATAATCTTGCTGTACCAACCAGGCAAAGATAACCATACACATTACAAGGTCATCATGAAATCCATCGTCTGCTTCAAACGATTGTTTCTTCTGAATGAATGTAGTTAGTTCATTAATAATGTCATAGTCATTAAAGATAAGTTTGTCATCTTCAATGATCTGTTTGAGGTTGGCACAACCAATCTTCTTAACAGTAACACTCATCTTAACACCAAGTTGTGTTTTGTTACCAGAAAATCCTTGTCCAACAATTTGACCAGCACGTCCTCTCATGGCACACATAAGAACGTTGGGATATTCTAGATCAAAGTTTAAAATAGATGCTACTTGATCTCCAATATCATTAACTTCAATCATTGCCCAAGCATTGTTATATCCCCTAGCAACATCATTGATCACGCTAGGGAACAGCATAGGTTTAATTTCGTTGTTCCTATACTTTGCTACTATACGATATGGAACAGTAGTAATGTCATACACAATGAAAGCAGAGTAGTCGCCACCGATGCCACGACTAACGTCAACTGTCATTAAGTATTCATTATTTTCTTTTGGATTTTCATATACATCCAATCCTTTACTTCTAGTGATTGGTTCTTCAAATACTAATGTCTTGAGTTTAGTGGCAGAGATTAGTGTGTCAACAGATCCCAGAAATTCACATTCAAATTCTTGTGTGAACTGACGTTGGGAGGTGTTCTTAATTGTTTGTTCTTTCCAGTCAGCATCC